CGCTCCGCTTAGGCGAGTGAGTCTAACCGCGGCGACACCGAGCAATCGGTAGTCGCCGCGGTTTTTGTTACATAGGGCAGGACGTTGGAGGGAACATGGCGACATGGCGAGTTGGGGCAGCGCGGGACCTACCGTTGGCAACCGATGCAAGTTGGGACGGTCCGGCGGCGGCGGCGTCGATCTTTGCGTGGGCCGGGTTCGACGGGGACAACGCCGACCCGGAACGTGCACGCCGCGGCTTCCTCATCTATGACAGTGAGCGGCCCGCGCTCAAGGGCAGTTATAAACTACCCTTCGCGCTGGTACGTGATGGTGAGTTGATGGCCTCGCCTGCCGGATTGCGTGCCGCCGCATCGCGTCTGCCGCAGACCGACGCGATGCAGGCCGTCCTAGACCGGGCGCGCGCCGTGTTGGATGCGTATCAGTCCAAACGAGACAACACGGCGCAGGAAATGATTGTCGAGGATGCAATCGTCGGGGAGTTCCGCGGGAATATCCCCGACGTACCCATCGCAGCGGGCGTCAATGTGGAGGAACTCCGGGCGCTGGATTCCGACCCTATGTTCGTCACGCTGCCGATTGTACACGCGGTTGGCGCGGTCAGCCGCAACGGACTGCTATATGACGAGGCGCTCGTCGGTAGCATTATTGAGCAAATCAACACCAAGCGACCGGGCGCACTGTTCGGTCATATCCGCGACGCCGAACGCGACTCCGCGTTTCCGTTTCCTGACGCCTTATGGGTTGGGGCGGAACGCGTAGGCGATACGGCCTGGGGGAAGGCGTATGTGAGACCGGGCGCGGCCCGCGACTATATTCGTCATCTCAAGGCAGTCGGCGGCGAAATCTCAACGAGTATCTATGGCAAAGGCAAGGGCGAGACGGTGCGGCCCGGCGTGCGACGCCTAACCGAATTTCGACTTGAATCCCTAGACTTTGCACCGCCCGAACGCGCGGCGTTGGGGCGTAGTGCCGCGCCGATAGTCACGGCGGAAATGGCAGCGGATGAACCGGTAGACTTGTCCCCGGAACAGGAGCAACACGACATGACGAAAGATGAGCTAATCGCCGAATTGACGGCGAACGAGATTCCGCCCGGCGTGCGTAACGAAATCGTGGCGGAGTATGAAACCAAGTTGGGCGAACGCGATACACGCATTGCCGAACTTGAGGCGCAGGTTGCCGAATATGCCGCGGTCCAGTTTGACGCCGCGTTGGAGGCAACTGTTGCCGAGTTGGTGGACTGGAAGGCGACCGGCGACGCGGCACAGGCCAAAGTCGCTCAATTCCGGCGTACTGTGCGCGACCGCATCTTGGCTGCGTTAGGCAATGAACGCACGCCGGAGAAGATCGCCGAAGTGTCCGCCGCGGTGTGGGAGGACATCAAGCCGCTGGCCGAAACCGTGCGGGATGCGTTGGCAGGCCCGGCGGCAATGGTCGCGGCGCGGCAACGGCAGCAGGGCGCGGCGCGGTGGGCGGACACGCCGGAGAATCGCGCCAATGCCATCCGCACCACGGGGATTAGCATCTAAGCGGCGATGCCGCTAGTTAGGAGTATCCAACATGGCAAACGAAATCACGGTCACCGCGGCGAATATCAGCGCCCTGACCGAGAACGGCGCAGTCATTCGCAACTACACGGCGGGGGCGGCCATCACCGTCGGTAACCTCGTCTATGTGGATAGTGCAGGCACAGTACAGCACGCCGACGGGAATGGCTCATTGGCGACCGGCGCGGCTATCGGCATCGCCATTGAGAGCTACGACGGCGAAACAAGCATTCTCACCGGTGGGCCGGTATCGGTGTGCGTTTTCGGGCCGGTGAGCGGCTACAGCAGTATGACGCCGGGTAGCAATGTCTACGTGAGTGACACCGTGGGCCGCCTGTCGAGTGTGGCGGGTACGATCTCGCGCATCATCGGCTATGCCGAGACCGCCGGGATTGTCTTTGTGCATCCGCAGCAAAACGTGACTAGCAGCGCCTAACCTAAGCGCGGCGTGTCGGCAGACTATGACGCCCTGCGGGGCTTAGGAATAGGAGCTATAACATGGCAGAGGTAATCGGCCATCTGAATTTGATTGACAAGGCGCTGCCTACCGGCGTGGACGGCACACGCCTAGCGCAGTGGGCCATGCGCGACGGCATCACCTACGGCGAGCTTGCCAACCAGGTCGCGCTCGCGTTGGCGCAGGCCAATGCCGAATTGGTGCGTCGTTGGGGTTGGCTATTCTTCCTGACTGAAGAATTGATGATGGAGTATGAGCAGGGCGGGGCGGTGTCGGCGATGACCGAAATCACCGACGAGGACCGTCCGCAACCGACGAAGGGCAGCACCATCGGTCACATGGTGGACTTGCGGGCCTACGGTGAGGCCATCGGTGGCACGCGCCGTTTCTTCCGTGACGTGCGCTCCGCCAAGATCAACGCGGCTATCAGCACCATCGTGCGTAAAGGCGTCTGGCGCTTCGAGCAGAAACTCTTGACGCGCTGGCTGACCAACACCGAGAACGCGATCGGGTCGGCAGGCTACGATGTACCGTTCGTCAGGGGGACAGGCGGCACGGTGGACTTCGCGCCGCCCGCCTATGGCGGCGAGGCGTTCACGACCTCACATGATCACTATCTGGGCTACAACGCATCGACGCCCAAGACATTTGCGGACGCGCTTAACGGCAACGCCGAAACGTTGCAAGAACACGGTCACGAACCGCCGTTCCGGGCGATGGTAGCCCGCGCCGACGTAGCGACGTATGCAGCATTGACCGACTTCATTCAAATGGTCAATGTCCCCAGCCTCATGGTGGACCGCGGTGGGACTAGTACCGGTAATCAGTTCTTCCAGAACGGGACCAGTTGGATGGATGGTCACTTCGGTGACTTCCAAAGCGAATACGGCCTAGTCGAACTGTATGCCACCGCCCGGATTCCTACCCTGTGGGGCGGTATGGCAAAGTCTTACGGCATGTTGGACAGCCGTAACCCGTTGGCCGTGCGCGTGCATCCGTCACAGGGGTTCGGGTTCTTCCTTGTTCCGGAGACGACACCGGATGACGACACGCCGGTCAAGCAACTCGACATCGAAATGGAATACGGCGTTGGCGTCGGGATGGACCGCACGAACGGTAGCGCGTTCTACTTGATTGCGGGCGGTTCGTGGGTAAATCCGACCATTTCCTAACGTAGTTGGGGGGAGCAGATGCAGGTCAATTGGTTAGGCGCGCAATACTGGCAATATGACGGATACGGTCGCTATGGGACGCGAATGATTCTTGCGCTAGAGCGTCAAGGACTGACCGTTACGCCTACCTTCCCAAGCCATCTCAATATGCCGTCGTGGATGACAGACCGGCTGGATATTGACTGGCAGCGCCTAACCATTGCCTGTATGCCCCCGTTCTATCTGCCTACGGTCAAGAGACCGACCTGGCTAATCACCATGACCGAAGGGTCGGAATTGCCGGAAGGCTGGGCGCAGCAAATCAATTCGTCCGGCGTCGAGCGGGTACTAACGCCGTGTGAACATAACGCCGACGTATTCCGGCGCGGCGGCGTTCACATGCCGGTATCGGTACTGCCCGGCGGCACAGACCCGGTCGAGTTCCCGGTTGTCACGCACGACAGCTATCGACCCTATACGTTCCTGGCATTGGCGGACCGTGGGGCGCGCAAGGGCTGGGGCGAGGTTTGGGCGGCGTTCTACAAGGCGTTCGGGACGCCGGTCGATACGCCTGACGTGCGACTGATTATCAAATGGCGTGACCCGGCGAATGAGTTGGTCACGCGCATTTCACAGGCCGAATATCCTGACCCACGAATTCGCTGGTGGTATGACGGTGACGCAGACATGGCCGAAGTCTACGCGGCGGCGCATTGTTTCGCCATTCCGTCACGGTCGGAAGGATGGGGGATGCCTCACCGGGAGGCGGCCATGATGGGCGTGCCAGTCATCACGCAGGCGTACAGCGGCCTAGACGATGGGCATACGGCAGATTGGTCTATCCCTATCGACGGGGGGCATATCGAGCCGATTCCGGCCCATTTTGAGCATATCGCGGGCGAATGGCTGCGCGCTGACGTGACCGAACTGGCGCGGACCATGCGCCGCTGCTATGAGCAGCCGGAACAGACGGCGGCGATGGGGCAGCGGGCCGCGGCATGGCTGCGGGCGAATCAGACGTGGGACCATGCGGCGGCGCTGTTGCGTGATGAGATTGCGGACCACTACGCACCGCATAACGGGCATGTAGTCGAGGAGGTGCGCCTTGTCGCTTAGTACTGACCAGTTGACCGACCTACAGGGCGATTTGGGCATTACCGCCGATGAAGCAGTATTCACCGATGACGAACTGAATCGACTCTACGCGCGGGCGGATAGCGACTACAACACCGCCGTCTATCTGGGCTATCGGCAACTGTTGGCCGATGCCAATAAGTTCTTCGACTACACAGTCGGCCAGGCCAGCGTCAAACGGTCGCAGGTGCGTGAGCATTTGTTCGCGATGCTCAAGTTCTGGCAGGAGGAGGCCAGGGTCGCGGGTGACCAAGTGCGGATGGTGGGCCTCAACCAAGTGCCGACGCTGCACAAGGACCGGCCCGGCAGCGTGTCGCGTCGAACGCAGCCGTGGAAAGATTGGGATGGGTGGCGTTGATGATGAATATTGTTGCTGCATCTGCGTTATTCATTGGAATAACAATATTTTGGGCTGTAGCCGCGTTAGGAATATTGTTTTTCTTTCGCTGGTTGTTTGGTGGTCAAGGGCAAATATAATGCCGAATATTGACGCCTGGTTGACCAATGCCCCGCCGCTCACGGCTTGGTTGAGCGACACCGACATGGCGGTCGATACAGCTATCCTGATTGCCGACAAGCCGACCAGCATCGTAGTGGTCAGAGGCGCAACGACGCTCGACGCGCAGACGGTACGCCTAGAGACGCTAGGCGGCGACAAGACGGTCCAAACGCCGGGCGGTGTCACACATAGCATCAATGCGCTGGTGTTGGGCTACACGGGCCATCCGACCATCACGACCACGAACCTATTGCCCGGTGACCGCTTTGCCGTGGCGGGTGTCATGTACGAGGTGATAATGCTCATGCCCGCGCTGACGACCACGCTTCAGGCGCTTTGTACCGTGAAGGGCTAACGATGCCGACGGGGATGGTATGGACGAATCCACCAAGCGAAGCATGGCCCGCAATGGCAGGCCGCTATCGACGGGCTATCGAAACGGGCATCTTTCGTATCGCGCAGCGGTGGGCGCCGGAAATTGAACAGTGGATGCGGGATAACGCGCCGTGGACCGACCGCACCAGCAACGCCCGGCAGTCACTTTACACGGATGTAAACTTTGCGGTGGGTGAGATGGTGGAACTCATCATGGCGCACGGCGTCGAATATGGCATCTACCTGGAGCTATCTAACGCGGGGACGTATGCCATCATCAACCCGGCGCTTGACCATTTTGCGCCGCTCATTTGGCAGGACGTAGTAAGGTTGCT